GAACCCACAACAAAGATACGATGGTGTCTTGCAGGTTATTTGTTATGCCCCAGAGGGCAACGGTCCTGCCACTGCAGATGATCTGGCCAACAAAGTCATAGAGGCTTTTGAGGCTACAACAGATATAGAGTATACAAACTCTGATCTAGAAACTATCATAGTGTCCATAGATTATGCTGAAAGACAGCAGGGCTTTGTGGACAGTCCTTGGTACTACGTACCGATTAATATCGGCTGGTACATATATAATTAATTAGGAGAATAAAATGGCCTTTGCACAGGGTTCTCGTTCCACGCTGTCTTATATCGAAGAGGTAACTTTCGGTACGACACCTGCTGGAAACTTTCAAAACTTACCATTCAACACACACTCACTTAACCTAACTCGTGATCGTGTTGCAGGTAATGAAATCCAAGCTGACCGTATGACACGAGTTGACCGTCATGGTAACACTCAAGTTGGCGGTGATATTGTAGTTGACCTACGTGATGGGGATTTTGATGCCTTCCTAGAAGCTGCTATGTTATCGACATGGGATACAAGTCCATCATCAGCACCAGACGTACTCAAAGTTGGTACAACACCTAAATACTTCTCTATCGAAGATTATGCTGCTGACATCGACCAAGCTCGTTTGTTCACAGGTTGTACGGTATCAACAATGGGTATTTCTATGGCCCCCAACCAAATGGTAACAACAACCTTTGGTATTGTTGGCTCTAACATGACAATGTCTGCTACACAGAAGACCCAAGACGCCTCTTCATCAGCACAGCCATTTGACGCTTACTCAGGTGACTTGGCTATTGGTAACGTAGGATCTTCGTCTTCTGCAGCTATCATTACTTCGATTGACTTCACACTAAACAACAGCTTCTCACCAACATTCGTTATTGGCAACTCTTTTGCACCATCTCTAGAGTATGGTATGGCAGAGATTGAAGGTACATTCACTGCGTACTTTGAAAATGACGCTTTGATTAACCGCTTCTTGAATGAAGTCGAAAGCGAACTGGTAATCACAGTTAATGACCCTTCAGCAGCTAACGAATACGAATTTAAATTCCCTCGTATTAAAGTTAACTCTGCAGACGTAGGTGTTGATGGCCCTCTTAGCCGCCTTATCACTATGTCATTCGTTGGTCTGTATGACTCAACAGAAGGTACAAACTTTAAAATCAGTCGCCCAGAGACTGCGTAATCCTCTAGCTAGAGGCGGGGGAGTGTTGGTGTCGGGTCTGATGCTCCCCTATTTAAATTGACCCGATAACTCGACAACAAATAAGGAACTCGACAATGGATTTGAAAGATCTTACACCTAGTAGTGACACTGTAGAGGTTACTATTGTTCATCCCAACACCTATGAACCGCTGACTAACGAAGATGGTTCATCTATGGTAATTACAATGTATGCCCCACACTCTAAAGAGTACAAGGCTGCACTACATGAACAAACTAACCGTCGTCTTAAGCAAGCTCAATCTAAGAAGAAGGTTGATATTACTGCAGAAGACCTAGAGGATGCTACTATTGAGCTTTTAGTAAAGACAACTAAAGACTGGAAGATTACTTACGGTGGTGTAAAACCTAAGTTCTCTGTTGCTAAAGCTAAAGAGATCTATGAAGAAGTGTTTTGGATTAAAGACCAGATTGAGGAGGCTTTAGGCAACTCTCTGGATTTTACGAAGAAGTAGTATCTGATTTAATACAGTGGGCTGAACATAACTTTAAGCTCAATAAACCCACTGAATCAGGTGCTACAGAACGAGAACATTTAGAACAAGTAGAAAGGCAGACTGGACGTAAAGTAGAAGCATTGGAACCCCCGACAGATTTCCCAATACTACTATCACACATCTGGTCTGCCTTTATTAGTTTAAGCAATGGTAGGAGTATGGGGTTCTCTGGACCTAACCCTATCGGATACGAACAAATAAAAGCATGGAAAGAATTGACGGAGACACCTTTGGCAGCTTGGGAAATAGAAGCAATCAAACGTCTTGATGTCGTATACTTGGGGGTAGCTAATAGTGGCTAGTGATATTAAGGTAGTCTTTGAAGCAGATACAGCACCTATTGATCGTGCTGTACGACTGCTGGACAATCTAGAAGCGGAACTCCGTGATGTTCAACGTGCTGAGAAGCAAGGTCTTATAACTAAGAAGAGACTTAGCCAAGAGACTGCCCGTCTAAATAGTAACATTGATAAACTTAAAACTCTATCTCGTGGTAGTGCAAAAGACTTTCGTAGGTTTGAGAAGTCTCTCTATGGGTCTGGTAAAGCTGCCCGTGCTAATGAGGTGGCTCTACAGCAAGCTGGTTATCAAGTACAAGACTTTATTGTTCAAATTCAGTCAGGCACTAACCCACTTATCGCATTCTCACAACAAGGTTCCCAGTTAGCAGGTTTCTTTGCTGGTCCTTGGGGTGCGGCTATTGGTCTTGGTATTGCTGCTGTTGGTTTCATGGGTACAGCCCTGCTTGGATTAGGTGAAAAAGCTAAGACACTACAAGAGCGTGTAGAGGATCTAGCAGACGCATTTGATAACTATCAAGAGGTGGTAAACACAAACGCTATTGCCCAAGTTAATCAGCAGTTTGGACAAACCTCTAGTGTACTCATTAAGATCCAAAGGGAACTAAATAACATTGCTAAAATTAATGCAATGCAATCCCTTAATCAGAGTATCTCTGGTATTAGAGAAAATTTTCAGGGCTTTAGAAGTGACCTGCAACTTATCTCTACTATGTTTAATACTAGAACACTTAGTAAGGAAACAGCTAGATTACGTGACGACATAAGAGACCTTTCTAACGAATCTGTCCCTCTTGGGGAGAGGCTCGACAATGCCCTAAACATTAAAGAAACTTTGTTGTCTAATGTCGGGCCATACAAAGATATGAACTCTCAACAACAAGAGTTTTACAATTCCCTAGTTCTTATTATACAACGTATGGAACAGGCCAAACTACTTATGGAAAACCAAGGTGGTGGTAAAACTGGTTATGAGAACGAGTTCGCTGGTGTTATGGAACACATGGCCACTCAAACAGTTAATGAGCTACAAAGTGGTTACGAGGCTGTACAGCGTGTTCAAATGGGCCTTGCCGCATCAGAGGCTAAAAGGTTAAAAGAAGCAGAGCAACATAATGTTCGCATGGTAGCTTTGCAAAATGCCCACATGGTGGTTAATAAAGCTGTGGCTGCAGAGCAGAAGAAAGATCAAGACCAGCTTTATCATAACGCACTCTTAGCCGTTCAAAATGCAATGGCTCAAGAAATTACCAAAGCTAAAGAACAAAAGAAATTAGCTGACGAAACACACGCCCATATGATGGCACTGCAGAATGCCTATTACGCAGATGCTAAGAAACAAGCTGGTGAAGTTGCGTCTGCTACATATTTGGCTAACTATAAAGCTGTGCTAGCTTACCAAGCAGCGGGTGAAAGCCGTATGGCTGCACCCGAAGAGCCAGTAAAACCTAAGAAAGTTGGTGTTGGTGCCAAGAAGACTACTATCGAAGATACCATCAAACAACTTCAACGTCAGGCTGATAAAGAAAAGCAACTTGTAAATCTAACTGGTCAGAAGAGACGTGAAGAAGAACTCTTCATAGACCTTAAGAATGCAAATGCTGATGCTGACATTAAGACCTCAGAGACACGTCTTCGCACAATATCTAAAGAAATATCTGCGATGGAAGAACGTAATCGTGTGATAGAGGCAGCTAGACAACAGCAAGAAGCCTTAAAGGGTACAATCGAATCTTCTATGGAAGATGCCTTCATGTCTATCGTAGATGGCACTAAAACTGTAGAGCAAGCCTTTAAAGATATGGCACGTCAGATTATCGCTGAACTATATCGTGTCCTTGTCGTTAAGAAGATGGTTGCAGCAATCAGTAGTGTCTTACCATTTGCAAATGGCGGTGTATTCCAAGGTGGATCTCAAGTTAAAGCATTCGCTAGTGGTGGTGTCGTAGGTGGACCTACATACTTCCCAATGTCTGGTGGTAAGACTGGCCTAATGGGTGAAGCTGGACCAGAAGCTATCATGCCACTTAAGAGGGGTAAAGATGGTAAACTT